GGTGGCGTGATCTCCGGATCCGGCAACGGCGGCCGGTGCTCCATCCCCCGGACCTCGTCCAGGGTGAGGAACCCTTTGTCCAGACCGATCGCGTGGGCCTGATACCGCGACAGGGTGTCGGAGCGGAGGATGAAGTCCAGGTTCCCGTGGACGGCCGTCCCCCGGGGGAACAGGAGCGACAACGCCTGTTCGATCCGGGCGACGTGCTCCCCCAGCGTGAACTTCAACAGGTTGATCGCGTCCTGCTCAATGTTCGAATACTGGCGGGCCGACGTCGCACCGCCCAGCCACCCCACCGGGAGCCCGAAGACCAGCTCACACTCCCCCAGCGACATCTTCCGCGCTTCGACCAGTTGCATCTTCTCCGGGTCCCACGCCAACGGCTGGAACGATGTGTGGGGGTTCAGAACCGCGACACCACCGTTCGCTGTCTGCGCGGTCCACCGCGCCTTCAGGGCCAACGCCTCATCGGCGGTCATGTCCTCGTCGTCGGACTGGAGCACACCGGTCGGAACGCCATGGTTCGCGATCTTCTTCGCCTGATGCTGCAACGCTGTCGCCAGCTCCAGCGTCTCCCACTGGGCTTCCAGAACACCCATGCCGCGAAGCTCACCCGGCGCGCATGGGCCCTTCACGTGCAACACCTGCCAGTCCGCATACCGGGCCGTGCCCACCTGGTACTCGATCGTCCCGGCCGGAAACGGCGAGTTGTACCCAACGTCGGCTTGTCCGACCCGCCGGACCGCAACCCCGGATGCCGGGATCGGGATCAGCGAGATCGGATACCCGGCGTAGTTGCGAGCGCCGATGATCGCGAACATGTTCCCGTGCCAGATGAGGTCCAGGGCTCCGGATGAGAAGGTGTTCATCCGGGTCTCAGGCGGGTTCGGTTGCTCCAGCAACATCGGCCGGGGGGTGATCTTCTCGTCCGACGAGTCGCCGTAGTCGCGGAACGCGTCGTACGGCATCTGCCCCAGCAGACCCGCGATGAGGTTCGCGGCGCGCCACGGCCCGGGGATGCCCATCCCGCCCTGGTACCCGGACGCAGTAGCCCACGACGGTGCGATGTTGTCGTACACGGTGAACGTCTGCGTCGCACCGGACAGGGTGTCCGTGGACGTGATCACGGTCGACCGGTTCTGCTGGCCGTCAGCAGAACGCGACCGGAACGCCTTCCCCAGGCCCATCCCCTACACCCGCCTTCGTCAGAGGTTGCCGGACTCGCGCATCGTCCCGAGGACGACCATTGCGGTTCCGATGACGGACATGGTAACGGCGGCGGCGATCCACGGGCCCCAGACGATCGTCACGAACATTGCCAGACCCAGCAGGAACAACAACGCCCCGAACACCTGGGCGAGCAACGCCCCGGACGGGACCCGCTTGAACCGCAGACCCGGCACCCGCGTCCGCTGCGCCTCACCCGGTGGCCGGGCACCGTTCACCAGCACCATGGGGACCTGGACCGTCTCCTCCGTCAACGCTTCCACAGTGGACATCCCTTCACCAGATCTCGGACTTCTTCCGGCCGGTCGGCCCGTGCACATCAAAGCCTTGCATGGCGAGGATCACGGAGTACAGCGGGCCCAGCCCGAACAGGCTCCCCTTCTTCACGAACGTGAACGAACCCGCCCCGATCTCCAGCCGTAGGGCCGAGGACACCGCAGAGTCCAGCTCATCCTGCCCCAGATGGAACAGACGTACCCCGGTGTCCTCTGTGGACGCCTCCTGCCCGGTCAGGTCGTAGAAGCGGCCACAGGCTCCCGCGATGTCGTTCATCGCCGGGGTGAGGACTTTCGTCCGGGTGTTCTTCAGCGCACGCTCCAGCTCCGGCTTCAGCGACCCCGCCGGACGCCGGGGGTCAACGACCACGGCCCACGCCTTCTGAGCCTTCGCAATGTCCACCGCGCACCGCAGAACCCACTCCACATCCATGCGGTCCATCGGGATCAACATGCCCGGCTCCAACACCTCCACGTGGTAGTGCCCATCCGCGCGCTTCCCGGCCGCGCCGATCCACGCCCGGCGCCGGTCCTCGGAGATCTCGATCCCGATCGCCGGGTGACCGTCCATCGTGGACTGGGCATCCATCAGACCCTGCCACGTCGACTGGGACACCACCCGCCACATCTCACGTTTGTTCGTGCCCACGATCGACAGGTACTCCGCCAGGAAGTCCCCCAGCTCCATCAACTGGGCGTCACCGGCCACCGCCGACTCCGGGATGCCATGCCCCAGGTTCGGCATGCAGGACCGCCACACCGCCGGGTCGTACGGGTCAAGGTCCCCCGCCCGGTACGCGTCACCGTCCGCACCCCAGAAGAAGATCGCCATCCCCGACCGGACCCCCGCCTCCACCCGGGACCGGCCCACCCGCAACAGGTTTGACAGGTAGCCCCACGGCTTCCCCTCCAACCGCGTCGGCCCCGGCAACATCGACAACGACCAAAGCTGACGCCACGGCCGCGTCAGCATCGCCGGTCGCATACCCAGGGCCGCCCGGTCCGTCTGATGAGCCCACGCCTCATCGATCAACGACATGTCGATCGTGTCACCCGTACCGGCCGTCTTCCCAGTCGTCGCACCCGGCACGTACACCGACCCGTTCCGCCAGAACAACGCCTCAGCCTGTTTCGACATCCGGGCACCGCCGTACTCATCGGCCGGATTCACCATGTGCTGACGCACCGACGGAGCCCGCAGGATGCGCGCCAGATGGTTGTCCCGCCACCGGAGCCGCGCGCTGTCGGCGGTCTGCGCCGTGTACAGCACCACCTGAGCGTCCGGCCCACCCGGCATCGTGTTCGGTGTCGACGCCCCACGGTGCCGCGCCGACACCGTCGGCATAGCGATGCACCGGTGCACGATCGAAGGCAGCATCAACTCCGTCTTACCTTGCTGACGCATCGCGACGACCACAACCGTGTCGTACGCCAACAGGCCCGTGTCCGGCTCCAACTCCAACGCCACATCGGCGACGTAGCGTTGCCACGCCCGCAACGGCTTCCCCATCCGCTTCGACACGTCGAACACCCCGCCCCCGAGCGTCTGCCGCTCCGGCGACCGGGGCGTCCCGAACAACGGCGGGACCGCCCCCGGGTACAACGCGGCGAAGTCACTCACGGTCACCACCACCCGGAGGGCCCTGCGGTATCGGCCCGGGAATCCCGGATCTATCGTCCCGGTCTGCGCAGGTACGCCCGTACTCACGCTCCGCAACAACCCGGGCGATACGCACCGCCGCCGCGCGCTGGCGCCGGTACACCCCCGCCACCTGCCACCACCACACGCGCCGGTCGACAACCCCGTTGTACGGCCGCACCCAGTACCCCACCCGCTTCGCCGACCACACCAGCCACCACACCCAGGCCCGCTGCCACCACACCACCGCATACATCGCACCCGCGCACACCATCACTGCCAGGAACGACCACACGTTGTCCCGCACCGGGTCATGGAACACATGCCACCAGAAGCTCATGACGGGGTCGCCAGCCCTTCCACGTCGTCCTCCGCAGACTCCGCCGTGGACGACCCGGCCGCCGCCTTCTGAATCGCGGCCATGGTCTGGCGCAACTCCACGTTCGCCTTCACGATCGCGGAGAGCTGAGCCGCAGACTCCGCCGTCTCCGCGTACCCGTCGATGGCCCGCGCGATCAACACCGCCGACTGACCCAGGTACGCAGCGGCCACCGGAAGCTTCATCGCCGCCAGATCCGCCTTCACCGCCTTCTCCATCGCACCCGCCCGACGCCTGGGCGTCCGCCTCACACCCGACGGCGCCGGTGGGGGCTCCGGCGGGCCGTCCACCGGCTCCGGGATAACCGCCCCCGCCACCAGCTCCGGCGCAGTCACGACCGGCCCACCTGGTACACGCGGCACGCCTCCATGTACGCGTCCAAAACCGGCCGGGGCATGGCGGTCACGGCCGCTGGCGACGAGTGGTAGATCGCGTGCACCAGCCGCGCACCGGCCAACGCCAGATCGGTCATCTCTGCCGCCACCCGGTCCGCGTCCAGCGACGCTGACGCACGGTCGACCTCACGCTCTGCACTGCCCATCACCGTCTCCTAACATCCGTCATGGATATTTTCAGCATCACAACTATAAAAAGAAGGCG